ACCATAATACATGCACCTGAACGTATCCAACTACGGTGCTAGTTGGAATAATACAAAAAGTCACGTTATATACAATTTGGGAAAGTCTAATCTTGGGTTCCAATCCAAGAGTTCTTAAGGTCCACAAGGTCGACGAAGCCTAGGGACCTGTGATTCAATTAAAGATATCCAACCATTTTGCAAACTATGTCACGATAAGTAACATAGTCGCAAGTGAGAGGATGCCAATTTGTTCCCATATCTTTATGGAATCGCTGAAGTTTTTCCAAATTTTGAATGAAGCAGTCTTCCCCATGCAGGGTAAGTTCTCGAACCGCAAATTCTGCGTTTGAACAAAGAATATTTGTCCGATCTTTCTGTTTTGTCCAACAAGTGGTCTCAAGAATCACTTGTAGGTCAAGAGGCATAACAAACTTGTTAAAAAGTTTGTCATGTTCTTGGAATGACCGTTTCAAAAACGTGACATCCCAAAGATTGCGCAATCCGGAAGTATGCTCAGTTTTCTTGTCGTTCGTATAGGTAAGTCCCATTTCTTTCATAAAAACTGAAATTTTTGACTCCGTAAATATTGACTCGAGATCTTGCGTCACTGAAAAGAGATTGTCGTCACCAAGCACGATAACATAAACATGATCTTTGAAAGATGGCAACATAGAAAGATCATTATCGTGTGAACGCACCCAACAATAACGGAAGGCAAGCAAGTTGTAAAGGCAGTTTATGACGCTGGTGAGTGGATGTCCACTGGGGAGGCTGGTTCGCCATTCCTTTATAGAGTCTCTCCACATATGAACGGAATTGGAAACTGTCTTCCACAAAGTGCGACGAACAACTCTGTCCTCGGCGGGACATTCGCCGTACCACTTCTCAATCATCTCATAGAGAATCCAATGGACCTGTTCGACCTCTGAGCGGTCGAATCCACTGTAATCCCCTGCACCAAAACGATGAGAGTTGGGATCTTTTGCCTTCAACAATAAACAATGGACAATCGCGTCAACATCATCACCATAGGGATTCACACCCATGGCACACCCATTCATGATTTTATTGCTATTCAGAAATTCCATGAATGCTCCAAAATACATTCTGAAAGCAATTGTGGAGTGTATGGGTGCAGCACTGATCAAGCGAGTTGTTTTGGAATCAACTTTTGAAAAAGGGCGTCGTTCATCCTTGAGATGGTCCTGGACAACAATTGGAACTAGCAAACCATCTGCTGCTGTATCAATAGTGCGTTGAACGATCTCGAGCAATTCTTCGGCATGTTCAGTAAATTCACCATCTTTGAAGTACCTTGTCTTACCGGCAAATCCCAATGTATTGAAAGGGAAACCGGCAGAAGTAGTGGCAGAGATAGACGTGAAATCTGATTCTGGGATACCAAAAACAGCCTCTTCAAAAGTAAAAATCCTGGGTTTGAAAGACCGTGAAGATGTATTGAGATCGCTCAGTAATTGGTTTGAGCATGAGACCAAAATATCCATGGATGCTGAAAACGGAACATCAACATATTTGGCCATTGCGATGTCATAAGCCTCGCTGGTAAGATTGGCAGGAGCAGTCAAGATAGAACAAGGCTTAAAATTTGATTCAGCCTGAACAATATTGGTCCTGCGATTCGTTGAGTGTCCTGGTTTAACAACCTCAAGACTTCTCTTGGTTGGGACTTTGGGAATTTTCCCGACCATCTTGTCCATGACACCTTCGAGCATTTCACGCGTGATGAAACACCCAAGACCATACCTGCTGTTGCCAGCGGCATGCATTGACAAGATCTTTCCACCAAACCTTTCCGTCCCGATAGTCAACAGGCCACAGTCTCCAGCTTCAGTTGGTATAAAATAACGTAACATTTGCTTGAAACTTAAAGGACCAGATTTGGAATTTGCGGTATGATGATGAACTGGGTCTGCACCCTGGAAATAACTCTCGGAAGTCTCACGGACAAGACTACCGCTCATTTTGTACATGACGTTAAAAGATATAATCCCTTTTTCCTCGTCAGTCATAAAGTGTTGAGTAAGTTTGGGTTTATCACGACAAGGCAAGGTAAAAACGAGGCAATCTTGTGAGTACAAATCATCGTTCGCATTCGCTGTAAGCTGCTCAAACTTGACCACAATTCTATTCTCAGGATCATTTCCACCCTCAGGTACAACCTTGGTAAATATGACGTTGGTCGCGAGGACATCATCCGACGTATAACCATTTGCTTCATGTGCTGCATATATCTCGTGAATAAAATGATTGGGCATCATGAAGAACTTGCCGCCTAATGAGATGGCATAACCGGCCTTGGAAGAACAATTATCGGTGGTAACGGTATAGTAGTGTTTTCTGACCTGACCAACACCGACTGTGATCTGCTCATGATTCATTTGTGTGTCAGAATGCCCTTTAGGAAGATCACTCAACCTTGGTGCACGTTGGTACTTCTGTGAAATGGGAGTAGCATTTCTACCATCGACAGAGGATTGGAAAAATTCATCAGTTTCTTCAACAGAAAAAGTTTTCGTTGCCATAGTTATAACAGTGACAACTGTGATGACAGAAGAAATGGTTCCTGCGTGTTTCCACAAGAATGCAATAAATTGCTGGAAACGGATAAAGTTGACATTTTGCACCGAATTGGCAGCGGCGTTCAAGAACTCATGTTCAGTGGCAAACGCATATGGGTTCAAAATAGGCATAAATTTCGCCCTCCAAAAGTCATCACCAAGTTCTTGAATTATTGCCCATTTCTTAGGATGACATGTAAGGATTTCATAAGCGCCCTTTTTGATCAAAAATGTGTAAACATCACCACACTCCCATGAAAGACCGGTAATTCGATTATATATCTCTGTCACTTCCTTGACTCTTTCCATGCATTCCGGACCCTCGGGACCAGTATCAGTATCGTATTTTTCCTCACTTTCTTCTTTGAGGAAGTCTTCAAGTGAGAAATTCTCAACGTTTATGGTCTTGAGGTTTTTCTGAGAGTATTCCTCCATGATTTTACGCTTCTCTTGATGTGCTTTATGACGAGCAATAAGAACATGGCATATAGCATCAAAGGAATGTATCCGACCTGTATCTTTAACAAAGCCATATCGGTCGGACTGCTGTTCATGGAAATTCCAGTGTTGGGGGTTGAGTTCTTGACCTTCAACAACTCTATATTTACCTTCTTTGTCTGCATACTCCGGCTTCACTGTGACACGATACTGGATGTGGAATCTCCTTGAGAGAGCACCAGGATCATTTATAGTTTCAGTTGAGAATTTTGACTGATTTGTGGTCGCAAAAACAAAATTTGGTTCAGCAAAAACGTTGCCTTTTTGTTCAAAGGCCATATCAAGAGGATAAGGGGCAACGTTGACGAGCCCTATAATTTCAGCAGCTTGAGAGGTTCCGCCTGGAACATCACGGATTTGCAAAAAATCATCGTAATAGACCAATTGAACACTGGGTTTATAACCTTCCCAATAGGTTTGAGTGACACGCGTATAGACAGCATTTCTCTTATCCTCGAGGTAAGCATTGAAATGGTCTACAGAAAGCGTATTTTTAAGCACGATGTTTTGGAAAAGCTCCATAGCTACGGACTTTCCAACACCTGGCTGGCCACGCAACACAAAACCTACCGGTTCAATACGGACTGGAGGTTTTCCTTTTGCCCTTTCTGAAATAGAGGTAAGAATCTTCTTCAAATCAACGAGCAATCTCTGAATGTATGAAGCTTCAATGTTCTTCTTATGTTTACTGAGAGTCAGAAGCATTGCTTCACCCTTTGAAATCAAATTCTGAATCATGAGTCGATTTCCTTGCGTAATGTGAAGCCCAGATTGGCTCTCTTCTGCGATGAGTTTAACATCGTCAACGAAAGTACTGAAATCAGTGTCTTGACCATAACAAAGAGTGTTATAAATATTGTCAGCAGCATTTCGTTCAACATACTGAAGCAAAAAACAAGCCACAGTCTTGACAGATTCAATAATTTTGTCAAAACCATCGGCTCCTCTGGGAATCTTTTGGAGCAAACTGACAAATTCATTGATCATTGGACCCTTGGCGTTGTGAATGCCAAAAGCTGAGTATGCCAAAACAGCGAGAGAAGTCAAAACAGAGTTTGATTGAACCTGAGTATCATCCTTCAATTGTTTAAATATTTCCATGACTGCAACACCAAAACCTGCACCAACATGGAACATGATCAAGAATTTTGCAATAAAAACTGTAAGAGGATTTCTGGTCCTATAAAAATGCCAACACAAAAGAATTGTAAAAATTGGAATGAAAATAGTACCATGCTCCTTAACGAGATTCATGACAAATTCGTAAACAGCAGACGGCAAGTTTTGCAAATGGGCTCCAAACGAGTTTAGTCCAGAAAAGGTCTGTTCGGCGGAAGCAGTAGCTTCATCAACACCTGATAAAGTATCGGTAGCTCGCTTGGTAAAATCAGTCAAGTGATAAGTGGACTCTTCGGCAGCCTTCATGAATTCCTTAACAGTTGGAATGAGATTAGTTGCCTCTTCGGCAAAGGAGTTTATAGACTCTACGGTCTTGCCTGAATTAGCAGCCGCACTCATTAAACCCCTTACAGTACTGAACATCTGTGTGTCAGGAATACTGTCAGAATCGTCAACGTCGTTATCGCTCTGTTGGGATACAACGGAATTGCATTTGAAAGGACCGAATATTTTGCGTATATCAGTGTTATCAGGATAACGCTCTTTAAATTTCTGAAAATCGCGAGCAATCCTGTTCCAATGTTCGTCTTGGTCAATTGAATTGGTTCCAAAACCAGACTGAACGAAAGTTGGATCAGAATGGTTTTCGTCAGAATATCGCTTGAACTCATCAGGAGTCCAAATGATATCACGGAGTCTCTGCCTCTGGTTGAGGAGAGCGAGAGTGTCGGTAATGACAGCTCTTTCCAAAGCTGAGACTTTCGGAAAGGCGTCAAAAAGTTTGTTTTTGATACGCTTGGCTTTGATTTCAGATGTGACATACAAGTTGCGCAGAGTAAAGAATTGTTCAGCGCTCAAAGACGAGCTGTTGAATGAGGTGTCGTAGTGAGGCAAACAAACGAAAGCTGATTGTATGGAATTGAGAAGATCAAGTTGCACTGAAGTAGTGCTAAGAGCGTAAAGAATTGACGTATAAACGTCATCTTGAATATGAAAGCGTGAGCATGCTTGTACAAAAGCATCAGAAACGAAAGGAGCACAGTTTTTGTTATTTTCTGTTTTTTTGTTGTTTTTGTTGTATTTATTATTATTATAACGCTTGAAAGCGAAGTAAAGTTGCTCGAGTACGAATTTTTCAATATTTTTTTGGATTTTAAATTTTTCTGTAACGAAGAGAGTAGAAAAGAAAAGAGTGGGAAAAGAAAGGTATTCATCATCACGATGATGAATCCAGATGCGTTGCACGATTTCGAGTGGGTTTGGGGACTTGGCTGGAAAAATCGAATAAGGGAAACCAAAATCGGTAAGTGAGCGATCTTTATCAGTTCCCTTGCTGAGATTCTCAGTAAAGACGCGTTCGCACTCAAGTTGAAATTCGGTCTCATCATCTTTTGATAAGACGTAAAAACCAACGGGAGTAGTAGCGCGATTTCTCGGAGGCGAGTGATGAAGGGTAGGAGTGGTGAGAGTCACATAAGGACCATGAGACACAACGGGAGGATCATCATTTGGTGTGTCAACAAAAGACACGGAGTTTTGCGGCTCATTGAATGAGTCGACGGAAGGTGCGGCCTCATCATTAGACGACGAGGGAGTCGCAAATTCTTGCGCATGAGCGTAGGACAGGATAGGCGGCACATACCCATTAAACGGGTTAATAACACCTCCTTCATTAGGACGAAGGGCAGAGCGTTCCTGAGGCTTGTTGAAAGTCATTTCTGCTTGTTTTCTATAACTCTTGCGTAT